TCACTAAAGCATATGCACCAATCACTTATGTTGAAAAAGTATCTACAGGAACTGCTGGTGTTGCTAAAACTTTTTATAAACTTGCTGTAGATTCTGGTTATGATAGAAGTGGTATTACTGCTGGTGCAATTTATGGTAAGTTTTCAGTTCATGCTAAAAGTAGAGTAATAGGTCATGTTGGTATAGGAACATCAGTTTTAGATGTAGATTCTACTGTAGGGTTTCCAAAATCTGGAGAATTATCAGTACAATATAAGAATTTGAGTGTTGGAATTATATCATACACATCAAAATCATTAACACAGTTCTATGGTTGCACAAATATAAATGGTGTAATTCTTGATAGGACTGATGTTGGTATAAACACGTATGCATATGGATATTCTTCAGTAGAACCAGATAAAGTAATTAAAATAAAAATAAATTCTGTTATTAATAGTTTAAAATATGATTCAGACTCTTATGGATATAAAAAAGGAGATAAAGTCAAGATTAATACATTAGGGATTGGTGCAACTGGATTTAAATGTGATAATTGGTTCTATAATGGGTGTCCTGTTTATACTATTGATTCTTTTGAGTTAGTTGATGCTTCTGACCAAACTTGGCAGATTACATTAAAGACTGATCATTTCTTTAGAAAAGGAGATGCTGCAGTAATTAGTGGTAGAGATAGTTCTCCTAAAAATTGCGAAATTGTTGCGATTTCTTCTTCTAAATCCTTTGTTGTAAGTGGACAAGGAGCACTTTCTAATACAGATGTTTATAATATTAGAAGAACTATATCAAAAGCAGTGCCAAGTGGTACTCATACAATAGGAGCAGGAATATCTGTATTTTCTACTGATATTCAGAATCTTTATGTAGATAATGATAAATTATTAGTTGCATCTGCATCAATACCTTCTTATGGTACACAACCATTAGATGCTTATGATCATTCAGTAACTTTTAGTGGAACCTTTAGTGGAACTGATTGGGAAATATCAACTCAAGATCATTCATTATATACAGGTGATTCAATATACTATTCTCCAAATAAAATAACTCAAAACTTTATTAATTCAGCAGGTCAACCTACAAGTAGAATAGTAGATGGTCCTGGTCTTGTAGAAGAAGGAATATATTTTGTTGATAGAGTTGATCTTAATACTATAAGACTTTCGAAAACAAAGTCAGACCTTTTAAATAATAGATTTTTAAGTGTAGATGCAAAAACTCCGATAACTGTAACTGATAATAAAATACAGAAAACTGATTATAATAATAAAATTTTAGATACTCAAAAGATTGTAAGAGAGATATCTAATCCTAATAATGAAGGAGTAGAAACTAAAACTAAATCTGGATTTACAGGAATTCTTATAAATGGTGTAGAAATTCTTAATTATAAGTCAAGAGATTTTATATATCATGGAGAAGTTAAAAGTATTGATCTTTTATCTGGAGGATCTGAGTATGATGTAATTAATCCACCTGATTTAAAGATAGAAGATAGTGTTGGTATTGGTGCAACTGGTCATGTATCTGTATTAGGATCATTACAAGAAGTCAGAGTCATAGATCCTGGTTTTGATTATTATGAAACTCCTATTATTACCGTTAGTGGGGGTAATGGTTTTGGGGCACTTGTAAGCCCAAATATGAAGACAATTGCACATGAAGTTAAATTTAATGCTACTCAAAAAGGTGAAAGAGTCATAACAGGTGCTAATTCACTTATTAATTTTACTCAAAAACATAGATTTGGAACTGGTGAGAGGATAATTTATAAAACTGATGGTGAAAGAGCACTTGGTGGAATATCCACATCTTCAGAATATTATGTTGATGTAATTAATGATTATAAGATTAGACTTCATAACAAGTCATGGGAAGCTATTGCTGGTATTAATACAATTACTTTTACTTCTCATGGTACTGGTAATCAAATAATTAAATCTTACTATAATAAGAAAGTAGTAGAATCTATTAATGTTATAAATTCAGGTTCTAATTATGAGAATAAAAAGAGAGTAACTGGAACTACTGGAATAAGTACATCACTCAATATTATCAATATTTTAGATCATGGTTATGAATCAGGCGAGAGTGTCATGTATACCGCCCAGGAGACCCCTGTAGGCGGTCTAATAAGTGGAAATGAGTATTACGTCACAAAGGTCAATAAAGATAGTTTTAAGTTATCTGAGGCAGGTGTAGGTGTAACATATCACAATTACTACTATAATACTAATCAATACCTAGATTTTACATCTGCTGGAGTAGGAACCCATTTATTTAACTATCCAGAAATCAAATTAAATATCTCAACTTCTGGATTCTCTACTACAACAGACCAAGCTCAATTACAACCAATATTCAGAGGAACTTTGACCTCTGTTAGGTTAAGTGATAATGGAGTTGGATACGGATCTTCCGATATTATTAATTTACAGAATGAACCATTAATTACTCTAGTTCGTGGTACAAATGCTCAAATAGAAGCAATTGTAGATAATGGAACTATTGTTGATGTTTTAATTAAGAATACTGGTAAAGATTATTCATCAGTTGATTTGCAAATTATAGGAAATGGTGTAGGAGCTGTTTTAACACCTATTATTACTAATGGGCAAATAACTGATATTAAAATAATAGAGGGTGGTGCAAATTATGTTAAAGGTGGAACATTTATTAATGTAGTTCCTTCAGGATCTTTAGCTAAGTTTAAACCTAACTTACAGTCATGGAACCTTAATTTAGTTAGTAGAAATATTAATAAGTTTACTGTGGATGATGGATATCTTATTGATGGTATAAATTCGACTGATACACTTCAGTATTCTCATTTATATGCTCCAAGACAGTTAAGAGAAAGAATCTTTTCTGTTGATCAGGTTGGTAGAAAGATGTATGGTAGTTATGATTTATCAAAAGATCTTGGTGGTAATGAAAATACTTCTACTCAACATTCTCCTATTATTGGATGGGCATATGACGGTAATCCAATCTATGGTCCATATGGTTATATAACAAAAGCTGGTGGTATTATTTCTCAGATGAAATCTGGGTATAATAGTAGAGATGCAATTACATTAGCAAACAGACCTCCAGGATATCCTGAAGGATTCTTTATAGAAGATTATAATTATCAAAAAGTATCAGATGAGACTGTTCTTGATCAAAATAATGGTAGATTTTGTGTAACACCTGAATATCCAGATGGTGTTTATGCATATTTTGCAACTGTTGAAGAGGATATTGCAACTTCTGGGCAATTTGTTGGTTATAAGCAACCACAATTCCCATATTTGATAGGTGATAAGTTTAAATCAACTCCCAATCTTTTTAATTTCCATAAAGAATCAAACCAAGATGATTATTTACTAGAAAATACTGAATGGGTTAGAAATACTACTCCTTATAATTTACATGAACAAGGTATTGATTATGGATATATTTCACTACCAAATGAACTTAAACAAACTGCTGATATTACAGGAGTTGCTCCAGGAACAATTGATTCTGTCGGTATTGAGACTGGGGGAATTGGATATCAAGTAGGAGATATAGTCGTATTTGATAATACTGATAGTAATGGATCTGGAGCTTCTGTTAGAGTTACATCTATTGAGGGTAAGGAATTTGATACTATTAGTGTAGCTTCTTCTATTATTACTGGTGCTGAAATTTATCCATCAAATTCTTATGAAATACGTACAACAAGTCCTCATAATTTTGTAAATGGTGATATAGTTACTGTTAGTGGATTATCTACAACATCATCTGATATAGATGGGACTTATCCTATAACTGTAGAACAATCCTCATTTACTCTTGTAGGTCTTGGTACAACAGTTGCTGGTGCAGGAGAAATAGAAGTTACAGGAATAGTAACTTATTTTAATGTTTCAGGAGACTTTAGTTTTGTTAAAATTAATGATCAGTTTGATGTTGGTGAACCTGTTGGTGCATTAGAAAAACCAGAAAAGATTCAGGTATTAAACATAGATGAAAGATCTTCTAGAATAAGAGTTTTAAGAAATGCTGCATTTGATTTTGGACTTACTGGAAATTCAATTCTTTCTGGTGAAAATATTGCAGAAGAATCTAAAAGATTTACTATACCTGCAGGTTTAAGTACTTCATTTGCTGGTAGAGAAAATACTCAATATTATTTTGACCCTAAAGAAGTTGTTGGATTTGGTCTTACTGTTGGAATTTCTCATACTGCTTATATTAATAATCCAGGTGCAGGGGCATCAATAATCAATATTGCATCAGGAGCATTATACATACAAAATCACAATTTACATACTGGAGATGAATTGGTATATAATTCATCTATTCCTATGTTTGAGGGAGATGAACCTATAGGTATTGCTACAGTAGGTATTATAACCGCAGGATATTATAATGTATCAACTCCTGGTCCTTTAGCAGATGGTACAAAGTTATATGTTGCTAAAATAAATGCTAATTTAATTGGTTTATCTACTGTTAGGGTTGGTGTAGGTAGTACAGGTACTTTTGTAGGTGTTACAAGCGAATTTAGGGACTCTACAACGTTATTATTCTCTAGTCCTGGTACAGGCGTTCTTCATAATTTTAAAACAAATTTTGATCCAATTACCGCAACTGTTACTAGACATCAAGTTACATCATTAGTAAAAGAAGATCATGGTTTACAAAATGGAGATATTGTAGATCTAAGTGTTAATCCAGGTGTTGCTTCGACCTTTATTGTCAAGTATAATGATTATAATAGAAAACTTATAATAGGTGAAAAATCATTTGCTGATACTGATGTTAACGTAGCAGATGACTCAATTACAATAGAAGGTCATGGATTAGTTACTGGACAAAAAATTGTTTATACTGCTATATCCCCTTCTTCTGGATTAGATAATAATAGAATTTATTATGTTTATGTTTCTGACCATAATACTATCAAATTATGTCATACAATTTGGGAAACACAACAGTTTACTCCAAACTTTGTTAATATTAATTCTGCTTCAGCAGGTAATATTGGTCCAATAAATCCACCAATCAATGCATATAAGGATTCTACAGTTGTATTTAATGTTGGGGATTCTAGTTTAGCATTCATAAGGGATTCTCAACCATATTCTGCATTTGAGCTTGATTTTTATACTGATACTAGCTTTACTAAACTTTGGAATAATAGGGTTAGTGATGTTGTTAGGGATGGAGTAGCTGGTATTAATTCTAGTGCTACTGTTAGTATAACAATTGACAGGCATTCTCCTGATTCTCTTCATTACAATTTAACACCATTATACGAAACAGATTTACCTCCAGTTAAAGAAGAAATTGATTTTGATAAAGAAGTATTTTCTAATAACACAATATTTGTTAAAGATAGTAATTTTGCAGGTAAGAGAACAGTTTCTGTTGCTTCTACAAATGAATTTACGTTTACTGTTGGCGATTTACCTGAAACTGTTTCCTATAAAAATAATAATCCAAAGATATCATATAAAACTACTTCTACAAATGCTACTGGACCAATTGCAGAAATTAAGATTGTAAATGGTGGAGCAAACTATTATTCTTTACCAGGAATTACCTCAGTTGCATCATTTACAGGTAGTGGAGCAATACTTAAACCATATACAACAAGTATTGGTAAAATTAAAAATAGTAAGATTAAAGATATTGGATTTGATTTCCCATCAGATACTACTTTAAGACCAACTACAAATTTACCTCAAGTATTATTTTTAGATAGTCTATCAAGAGTATTTTCTGTTGGTATTACATCTGCAGGTAAAGGATATATTAAACCTCCAACATTACTTGTTTTTGATGGAAGAACTAAAAAGAGAGTTGATGATATTGAGATAAAATATAAATTAGGTGATGATCAAGCACAAATAATCAAAAATAAGGCTAATCTAAATCCAGTTCCACCAATACTTTTACCAATTAATAATACTAATGGTATTGGTATTGCTACAATTGGGTTTACTACAGCAACTAAAGAAGTTGTAATTGGATTTAATACTGGATTTAGTGAAGTATTCCCATTTGATGTTGGGGATAAATTCTTAGTCGAAAATATTAGTGTTGGTATTGGATCTACTGGATTTGGATTTAATTCATCAGAGTATGAATATAAGATGTTTGTTGTTAGTAAAACAACTCCTAATCTTGGTGGTATTGGATCTATATTCTACAATCTTGAGGGTTATTTACCAGATGGACAACAACCTGGTGATTTTGATGTAGTTAATTCTGTTGGTAGGGTTATTCCTGAAAGAGATTTCCCAATATTTGATGTCCGTTTAGAAAACAATTCATTCTTTGCGAATGAAATTGTAAAATCCAACTCTACTGGTGTAGTTGAAAGTTGGGAACCTACTACTGGAGTATTAAAAGTTATTTCTAATGAAATATTTGATCCAAATACTCTTATAGTTGGACAATCTTCAGGAGCATCTGGAATTATTTCTTCTACAAGAAATTTTGATTCTTATATGGATTTGGGAGTATCATCAAAAGTATCTAGTGGATGGGAAACTAATTCTGGATTCTTAGACGATAATCAACAAAGAGTTCAGGATAATATGTATTATCAGAACTTCTCATACTCACTTAAGTCTAGAATTGCCTATGATACTTGGCAGGATGTTGTATCTACTTTAAATCATACATTAGGATTTAAAAAGTATTCAGATTATGAAGTAGTTTCTGATTCTTCACTACCTGAAGGTGGATCTGGATATTATATTAAAGGTGGTGGTACAGGTGTAGAAAATCATGTACCTGCGTCTATGGTAATAGGTGTTACTACTTCATTAACATTCTCTGAAGTTGTATCTGAATGTATTGGTGTAGGTAATTTAAATTGCGTTGCTGACTTTGATATGGTTAGCGAAAATGCATTACAAATTGGCAATAGCACAATATCTAATGAAATAAGATTTACAAGTAAGACACTTACTGATTACTTTGAGTCTATTGGTAATAGAGTACTTTCTATTGATGATATAAGTCCTACATTTAATAGTAATCCTAGACCTACTCCATTCAGTGTAGTAAGTAACTTTACATTATCAGATGTAAGAGCACAGAAGTATATTACTTACGTTAGAGATAAGAGATATCTTGGTGAAAGACAGATTATGGTTGTTGATATTATTAATGACAACTACAATGCTTATATCAGTCAATATGCAAGAGTAGAAACTGAATATGATCTTGGATCATTTGATTTCACAGTACAAGGAACTGATGGGCAGTTATTATTCTATCCAACAAGAAGTACTGTAAATGATTTTGATATTACATGCTTATCTTACAATATCGATGATAATTTAGCAGGAATTGGTACAACAACTATCGGTAGTACTACTGTTGATACTGGTAGTTTTGATATTTCTGGTGGAACTACTACTATTGCTGAGTTTGATTATGATCATACTCTTGGTGGAAAAGTTCTTGTAGAGATTACAGGATCAAGTAATGAATATGAAATGGATGAACTTAATTTTATAGTTGATGCATTTGGTGGGATTGATATAGTCGAATATCCTCAAATAACCACTGATGTTGGGGAAGTTGCTAGTGCTGGTATGGGAACGTATTGGGCATATACCGATGGTGTTAAGTGTAAGATTGACTTTATTCCACATCCTGCAACTAATAGATTATTTACAGTAGAACCTTCTGAAGTTAATGATACTGATGACACAATCACTATGGTAAATCATAGATTGTCAACAGGATCTGGATTAAAGTATACGGAAGGTGCATTATCAATAGGTGGTCTTATTGATGGTACAACATATTATGTTATTAACGTAAGTGAAGATGTTATCCAGTTAGCAACAACTGAAGAAAATGCAAAAGAAAATATACCAATAGATCTCACAACTTCAGGAACAGGACAGCAGTTCTTTAGAGTTCTTACAGTAATTAACTGCATCTATAAGGAACTTGATGAAAGTCTTGTTGGTTTTGGAACACAAGTTAATATGAAACATGCTCGTTTAGAGAGTGATTTAGTTGCTATATCTGCATCAGGTACACCAACTCCACAAGTGATTATGAAGTATCCAACTCAATTGGATGCAAATACTGATGGATATGATGGTGCATACTTCATGGCATTTGTTGAAACTGGTACTTCAGGTACTGCTAGTGCCATAAGATACTTCAGTGAACATATGATTATTGATGATTATAATGAAGGAATGCAAACTGGTGAAGTATACGAAGCAGAATGGGGAGTTCTAAGTCATAATAATGTTGCTGGATTGGGTACATTTGGTTATAGACTTGATAAGAATCCAGGCGGAACTTCATTTGTAGAAGTAACATTTACTGCTCCTGCCAATCAAGCATCGAGAGTAACATATTTCATGAATGCCCTTAAGGTTCAGGATGATTTACAAGATCAAATTCTATTTGATAATGCACTAATACAATCTGAATCTGGTACTTATGAAGGTACTCATAGTGATATTAAGAGAGCATTTAACTTAACACACAACAACTATCCTATTTTCGAGAGAGAATTTGATGGAAGTGATACTGAAATTATTAGTATTTTAGATAATACAATTAAGTTACCAAACCATTACTTTGTTACTGGTGAAAAACTTACATACGAACCAATAGGATTAGGAAGTAGCACCAATATTGGTATTGTTACTACAACTATTTCGGGTATTGGTCAAACCGACAAACTTCCTCGTACAGTTTACGCTGTTAAAGTTGATGAGGAGAAGATTAAACTTGCAGGATCTGCAGAAAACGCATTATTAGGAACACCTGAAATATTAGATATTTCTAGTGTTGGTATTGGTACAACAATGAAGTTTGTTGCTGATAGACAGAATACAAAGGTTATTGTTGCTCTTGATAATATTATTCAGTCTCCAGTTGTATCTACAGCACTAACAACACATTTAGATCAGCAATTATTCACTACAGACAATCTAGTACAAGTTGGAAGTATTACTTCCATATTTGGGGGAGATTTGATTAAGATTGGTGATGAGATAATGAAGGTAGAAGGTGTAGGTATTGGAACTGCTAATGGAATAAGAGTACGTAGACCTTGGTTGGGTACTAAAGTTGGTTATGCTGCAACTAGTGCATTAGTAACTAAGGTACAGGGTAATTATAATATTGTTGATAACGTACTTAACTTTGTAGAAGCACCTTATGGTAATGTACCATTTAGTTCCACAACTAACGAACCCGATGAAAGAGATTGGGTAGGTATTGAAACTGGATCAAGTTTCCAAGGAAGATCCTTTATGCGTTCAGGTATTCCTGATACATCATCAGAAGCATATAGTAACAACTACATCTTTGATGACGTTTCTGCTGAATTTGATGCTATTAACAGTACATTTACATTAAAAACAGAAGGTGGTAATTTTACTGGTGTTGAGCAAGATAATGCAGTTGTTTTAATCAACGATATTTTCCAAGAACCAGGATTAGTTGGTGATTATTTCTTAGAGCAGAGTGCAGGTATTACATCTGTTACTTTTGTTGGTACTGCAAGAACAATTACTAATGATGTTGGTATTTCTTCCTTCCCAAGAGGTGGTGTAATAGTCTCAGTTGGATCTAAATCTGGTTTAGGATATCAACCATTAGTTGTTGCTGGTGGTAAAGCAAATGTTTCTATTGCAGGAACAATTAGTTCAGTTAGTGTTGGTAATAGTGGATCTGGATATAGATCTGGGATTCAGACAGTAGTTAATGTTGGAGTTGTAACAACACCTAACATTCCAAATAAGATTATTGGTATTGGTACAGCAGCAATTTCTAATGGACATGTTTCAGGAATTACAGTTACCAATCCTCAAATTTTCCATGCTCCAAGCGAAATTCAGAATGTTACTTACACAAGAACTAATGGTGTAACTACAGTAACTACAATTAATCCTCATGGATTATCAGAATCTGAAATGGTTGTGTTATCTGGAATAGCATTTACTTGTGATTATGCTCCATCAGTTAACATATATGGTGCAGAATATGATAATACTACTGGAATAATGACAGTTACTACTACCACTTCTCATGGAATTGGTAGTGATAAGCAAGTTATATTTACTGGATTAGGAATGACTTGTGGTATTGATAATGGTGCTACAACTCATATCTATCCAAGAGGAAAAGATATTGCTTATAATAGACCAATTAATATTTTAGATGATGGAGCACATCATACAGTAACTGCTGCTGATTATAATCCAACTACAGGTAAGATGGTAGTTGCACTTAGTAATGCTCATGGAATGATTAATGGGGATTTTGTTAAATTTATTGATAACTCAATATCATTTACTTGTGATAAAGATAATCATGAAACAGTTCATTCTTATCCAAGAAAAGGAGATCATCCTACTAATAATTGGTTAAAGATTTTTGATGTAACTGCTAATGGTTTTAGTGTTTATGTTTTAGACTTTACTCAAAGACCATCATCTAATACTTCTAACCATACGTTCCATTCAGCAATTGATAATGGATTAGTTCATAATAATGGTAAGATAACGGTTGATGTTGGTGCAGCAGGTGCTAGTGATCAATATGCTCATACTTGGGTAGGTGGAAATGCTGCTAATGCTGTTACAACTGGTGGTGATCATACACATAGATTCCATAGTGCTACAACTGGTGCTTTAATTAGTGGTGGTGATTATAATCATAGATTTGCAAGTGCTCTTGATGGTGGAGTTTTTGTTACTGGAATAGGAACTACAACTCCAGTTGATGCAACTTATAATGCAGAAAAAGGTGAATTAGTACTTACTATTCCCAATCATCCTTATACAATTGATGATACTGTACAAGTATATCCAGATGCTATAACATTTACTTGTGAAATGGATGGAAATACAACAAATCATTCATATCCAAGAATAACTGATCCGATAGTAGGTATAGCAACTGATATTGCTGGAGCAAGTAAGGATACAATTACACTTCTTGTCGGTAAATCACCGTTGGTTAAGTATGATGTTTCAGATGCAACTTATACAGGATCTACTGGTAAGTTAGTCTTAAATATCGGAAATCATTCTTTACGTGGATCTTCCACCTTTACTATCACTAATGCAGAATATGATCCAGTCTCTGGAATCATGACTATGACATCTAATTCTCATGGTTTATCTGTTGGGGATAGAGTTAAGATTGCAGATAACTCAATAACATTCCGTTGCGATCAAGATGGATTTAACTCAGATCATTCATATCCAAGGGCAGCCGTTCATAAAGGTAACGGTGTTGTAGAACCAGATCCTTCTCATAATACTTGGTTACCAATCTCTAAAGTAACAACAAATACTTTCACTGCTAGAGTGATAGATGAAACACCTTCGACTAATACAACTACTCATGCATTCCAAAGTGCAGATCCTAATGGAATAACCAAAGCAGGTGAATCTGTTAGAATTGCTAAGGATAGTTTGACATTTACTTGTTCAATGGATGATTATGTAAGTCCTCATAGTTATCCAAGAGGAACAGATCCAATATACGAAACATCAGTATCTGTTGGTGCAACAACTAATAATACAATTACTCTTGATGTTGGAGTTAGTACTTCTGTAAATTATACAGTAACTAATGCAGACTACACTGCATCTACTGGTATTATGACAATGACTCTCAGTGAGCCTCATAGATTATATGCTGGTGTTAATGTCAATATTGCTACTGAATCTCTAACATTTACATGTACTAAGGATGGAAATGCTACTCAACATAAGTATCCAAGAAAACCAGATCCTACTTATAATGGAGTAGATGTTATTGGTATTGGTAATTTAGTTCAGAAGAATGTTACTAATGCAACTTACATACCATCTAATGGTAATTTAGTTCTAACAATTGGTACTAATCATGGATTGAAGATTGGTGATGCTGTTAAGATTAAGACTGATTCATTAGTCTTTACTTGTGCTATGGATAGTGATGCTAGTAATCATTCTTATCCAAGAGTAACTGATCCTATACATGATAAGTTTGTTAATGTTTCTAGTGCTAATCAGTCTGCTGGTACGATTACATTAAATGTTGGAACAACTCCAGAAGTAAGTCATAATGTTTCAGATGCAACTTATAATCCAGATTCTGGTGAAATGGAGTTAACAATTGGTCTCCATACTTTAACTGCAGGTACAAGTATTAGACTTGTTGCTAATTCATTAAACTTCTCATGTAATAATGCTGGAGTACAAAATAGAACATATCCTCGTGCAACTGGTGCTAATACAAATAGTGGTTCTGATTATGCGTATAATACTTCTATAGAAATTTTAGCGGTTACAACAACCACTATTCTAATCAACGTTAATGATCCAGTAAATCCTGGTCCTATTAGTCACAACTATCCACACACATTCATCAGTGCAACTGCTGGTGCTGTTAAGAGTGGTGGTAACTATAACCACACATATGTTGGTGGAACTGTAGCAAATGCAGTTAGTGTTGGATCAACTGTATTGTCAGTTAATATTGGTGTTTCTACAGTACCAACATTCTACAAGTCTGGTGGTAAAGTTCAGCAAGCAATTGTTGCACCTAGAGCAAAGAATCTTTCCCCTAGTGCTGCTGATCCTGCTGTTGACGGTAGTGTAGTTCTTAAGGTACTTGATAGTACATCATTTGAGGTTAATAGTGGATTATCAACACGTCATCACATTTATGCAAGAGGTGGTAAAGTTGATCCATTCTTAGATGTTGTAATTGATAAACCTCTTTCATATAATAATGTTCCATTAGTTTACAGTGGATCTGCTCCTGCAGGTGTTGGAACATACGCTACTGCTGATATTATTGTTGGTCAAGGTTCTAGTGTTATTAATTTCTCTATTAATAATAGTGGATATCGTTATGGTGTTGGTGAGAAATTAACAGTTTCTTCTGGTGGTACTTTAGGTATTCCAACAACATCAGATTTTGATGAATTCCAACTTACTGTCCAAGACATATTCACTGATGAATTTAATGGTTGGTCAATGGGTATGTTGCAAACATTAGATAATGTTGATCATTTATTTGATTCTACAAGAAAAACTTTCCCAATAAAAGTTGGCGGTAATATTATTGCTATTAAATCTGCAGAGGGATCTAATATTAATGTTGAGGATACTCTATTAGTATTCATTAATGATATATTACAGGTTCCTGGTAAAGGATTTATCTTTAATGGTGGTAGCGTAATTACCTTTGGTGAAGCACCTAAGAAAGGTGATACTTCTAAGATTTTATTCTATAAGGGAAGTGGAGATGTTGATGTTGTCTTTAGAAATATAATCGACACTGTAAAGCGTGGAGATACATTAAAACTTGATAATGATGTTGAGATGGGTCAGCATTGGAGTCTAGAAGAAGATGAAAGAGTTGCTACCAACATTATATCAATTGATACTGCTGAAACTAACCCATATACTGGTCCAGGAAATGTTAGTGATTCTAGTTTAATGAGACCAGTTACTTGGTGTCGTCAAACTTCTGATATGATTATTGATGAAACCGAAGTTGGTAAGGGAAGAGAATTGTATGAACCAGTTATTTCTCCTTCTGCTTATATAACTAGACCAATTTCTGCTGGATCTACTGAGGTATATGTTGATAACTTAAGACCATTGTTTGATGGTAAGAATGAGAATAATGTTGATCCATACTTATTATTCCAGAAGAAAGTTACTTTCGTTGATATGGAAACTCAAGTTGGAGCAAGTGCTACAGCAACAGTTTCTGGTGATGGAGTAATTTCTATTACTGTAACCGATGGTGGTGTAGGATATAGTACTGCACCTACAGTTTCTATACAGAATCCAATTGGAATTGGATCTACTGCTCTTGCTACTGCAACTGTAAACAATACAGGATCTATTTCTGCTGTTACTGTTTCTTATAGTGGTACTGGTTATACATCTATACCACAGGTTCTTATTTCTCCACCAACATTATCTGAAGAAACAAAACCAATTAATTGGTTTGCAGGTGATTCTGGAACAATTGTTGGATTTGGTACTACAACCATTGCTAATAGTGATAGTTTACTATTTGACTTCCATATTCCGTTAGGTTCTGATTTACGTGATGATTCTTTAGTGGGATCTGCGATTACATTAAGTCAGATACAACTAGGTGATTACTTTGTTGTTACTAATTCTACAGTTGGTATAGCACAGACAATGATAAGATCATATGATTTAGGTGATACTGTTGTTGCAATAGGAACAGAATTTATTAATAATGTTTACTGTGTTAATCATGTAGAAAATAAGCATGTTAATCTTCCTGGTATCGGAGTAACAATGGTAAGAAGAGTACGTTCTAGAATTACTGGAATGTCCACAATTACCTTCGATTCTTCATATATCACGATGGATAATGAGATATATACTATGGATAATGCTGTAACTGGATCTGGTAGCACCTATGATGGTACTGTTAACACTCCTGTAGGGATTGGAAACTTTAGTTGGGGTAAGCTACAAACTAAGTCTAAATTACAAAATAATTATAAATTCTATGGTGGAAATGGTATTGGTGTAGGAGAATATTCTACAGTAGGTGAGGATGCTGATGATGAAACTATAATTATAGAACATTCTGCTACAGGTATTCATACTTCTTCGATTGTAAGAAGATTTGAACCTTTGAGATCAATCAACTACTTAGTCTAAATACTTTTATAAACTAGGGAATAAGAATGGCCAAACTAGGTATATCAACAGGAACAAGTGCGAATGATGGTACTGGTGATACCCTGAATCAAGCTGGTACTAAATCAAATTCTAACTTTGATGAGGTCTATACCTATCTTGGTGATGGAACTAACTTAGGTTCTACAGGAACTAGTCAGTTAGTTGCTGGTAAATTGCAGGTTGGTGCTGGAGAAAGTACGGGTGATGCTAACGTTGCGACATTTAATGGATCGGTTAACTTAAACGGTGGAGATATAAGAGTTGGTGGTGGTGCGTCTATAACAGGAATTACAACAATTAAGGGAGATACTGTTGTTCATGGAGATGTTTATATTCATGCTGGTATTGTAACTGCAGGTACTGGTGTTGTTACTTACTTTGGTGATGGTGGAAATCTTACTGGTCTAGGTGGTGCTGGTAGATGGACAGGTGATGCTACTGGTATTAGTACAACAAAAATAGTTGGTATCAATACTATTGCTTCTGCTGCTGGTATTGCATTAACAGTTAATGGTCCTACTTATTTGGGTGGGATAACAACGGTTGCTGGTCAGATCCATACAGATTCAGCAGTAAAAGTACAAGGTGCTTTTTTACTGACTGATAGACTAGCATTACAACATAATCCTCTAAATCCATATACAACTTGGGGTGATTTTTTAGCAACTGGTGAAGGACTTAATATTATTGGTTCTCCAGATGGCAGTGGAAAATCACTTCCAATTCATATTAGAGGAAGAGAATCTGGAGGAGGTGGTCTTACCGCAAATTATGTTACAAGTTTCTATACATCTGGTGGTGCTAAAGGTGGTGCAAATTTTACTGGTATAGTTACTGCACAACAATTTAGTGGTGATATTGCTGGTGTAGGTGCTACATTTACTACTGTTTCTGCTGGTGGTTCTATAACTGGTGCTTCTTTCTATGGTGATGGATCAAATCTAGAAGGTGTTGCAAGTTCTGGTATTGGATTATCAACAAGAGCAACAATAACCAAACTAGTAAGTGGTGTTGGTGTTGGTGCAACAACAAACAGTGCATTTACTGATGGTAGAAAATCTTGGATGTTACAAAAAGTAGGTATTTCGAGTGCTGCATGGGTAGTTTTCTATACTGATCAAAATGCATTAGCAGCAGATTCTGATAGATCTTTTACCACTGACCCAACACCTGGATCTGGTGTTATTGCTGAAGTTAGATCAACTACTGCAGGTGTTAGTACGTTTATAATGAGTCCAGGTATAATGGGATGGAATAATGATGCTACTCCATCAAATAATATATGGTTTAAAATAACAAATAACGAAACCTCACAAGCAAACATTACAGTATCTTTAGATATTGTTCAGTTGGAGGCTTGATAAATGCCATTAAGTGATATAAAAAGGGAGTACGTAGTTACTGTTAGGGAGCATGGTGATTTAGAAAATTTTTATGATGAGATGGAGACTTCTGGAAGTGCTGGATGTTGTCCAGAAAGGGAAGTTGAATTAATTGCAAGAAGAACTATTAGTAGAAATACACATTATAAATTAAGTGAACTAGATGTAGATAAATTAAAAAATCATCCAAATGTAATCAATGTAGAATTAGCACCTCATGAATTAGGTATTGAAGCAACTCCTCTTTGGGGTCCACAAACTGGTGATTTCCAAAAGAACACAACTTTTTCTAGTGGTGATCTTAATTGGGGGTTAAAGAGAGTTGTTGATGGTGCTCAAACTCCTAATTGGGGTGTTGATGGGCAAATGGTTATAAATGATACAATTACTACAGGTGCTTCAGGAAAAAATGTTGATCTTGTAATTGTAGATAGTCATGTTAATCATGAACATCCAGAGTTTTGGAGAAGTCCTGACATTAATAATGGATCCAGAATGAACCAAATTGATTGGTTTGCTGAATATGCAGCTGCTATAGGTGATCCTTATGGTACTGGAAAAAATTATACTTATAGTAGTTCTGGATACGGAACACCTGGACAAAGTAATCATGGAACTCATGTTGCTGGTACTGCTGGAGGTAATACTCAGGGGTGGGCAAGAGATGCTAATATGTTCAATATAGCATTTAGTACCACTTTAGTTAATGATGCATCTGGTACGTCATATCCTGATTTTCCTACCTATCTTTTTGATTATCTAAGAGAATTTCATAGAAAGAAAGCAATTAATAGTAAGACTGGAAGAAAAAATCCAACGATTGTAAATCATAGTTGGGGATATAGTCAAGGATCTCCAGATCTTAATAGTATTACAAGTGTTGATTATAGAGGAAATACTACACAAGTAGTAGGAACAGATCCTGAAAGAAAAATTATATTAGAAGCAAATGGAGTTCCTGTTCCATTTAATACTACTTTGTATAGAGTTCCATTTAGGTATTCCGTAATAGCAGCTGATATTTATGATGCTGCTTTAGAGGGTATCATTAATATATCTTCTGCTGGTAATTCTTATTGGTTATGTGAGGGAGATGTAAGTGCAGATGATTATAATAACAGATATTATGTTGGATCCAGTGTATTTGCTCATTCTAGAGGATCAAGTCCAGGAGCCGATCATACGATGATTTGTGTTGGATCTGTTGGTGATGTAAAAGATGAATTTAAATCAACTTTTAGTAATACTGGTTCTAGAATTGATGTTTGGGCACCTGGATCAAATATAATTTCTTCTGTATTTGATACTACTGCATCTACAGAAAACTATGGAACTCTAGTAAATGATCCAAGAGATTCTAATTTTAAACTTGCAGATATTGATGGAACTAGTATGTCTAGTCCTCAAGTTGCTGGATATATTGCATGTCTTGCAGAACAAGAACCAAATTTGACATGGGAAGATGTATTAGAGCATATAAAAGATAACTCAAAGTATGATCAAGTTTCAAATAGTGCATTAGATGGTTATGGGGAAGCATTATTCTCAACAGCAGGAAATTTTGGATGGACTGTTCCTGTTGGAATAACTACTATCTCTGTCGTATGCATTGGTGCTGGTGGTGGTGCTGGTGGTGCTTCTCCACAAGATGGTGATGGAGGTGGAGGTGGTGGATTAGCATATAGAAATAATTTTCCAGTAACACCAGGACTAACGGTGAATGTTTTTGTTGGAGGTGGTGGTGCTGGTGGTTTACAAGGTGCTGCTGGAGGAGCTGGTGGTGCTTCATTTGCACAGTATGAAGGGTCGATGATTGCACATGCTGGTGGTGGATATGGTGGATCAGGATCTGGTGGATCTGGTGGTGCTGGTGGTGGTCATTATGCCCCTTCTGATGGTGGTGGTAATGGTGGTGCTGGAGGTGGTTTTAACTCTGCTCAAGGTGGTGGAGGAGGTGCTGCTGGATATTCTGGTGATGGTGGACAAGGAGCAAGTTCATATCCAAACGGTTCAGGTACTGCTGGACAAGGTGGTGGAGGTGGAGGTGGATTCCAAGCTCCTGGAGGTGGTGTAGGAATATATGGAGAAGGTGCTAGTGGACAATCATCAAATCTTGCTAATAGTAATCGCATAGGTTATCCTGGATCTGGCGGTAAAGGTGGATATAGTGCTGGTTTTGGTCCTAATGGTGCTGCTGATGATGGTTCAGGAATATATGGTGGAGGTGGATTTGGTAATTATACGGGTGGTACTGGTGGTGTTCGTATTGTTTATTGGGGTCCTAATAGTCCTCAGAGAGCATTCCCATCAACTAACGTATCACAAACAACGATATGGTCACAAGATTATAAGAATCTAGGACCAGGTACTAATAATAGGTATCTTTATTATAAGAGAAAGAGACTAGATACTGGTTTAGTATATCCTCATGATACTTGGAAAAACCGTATACCATTAGATGCTGGTACTAAATATCCAAGACAAAAGAATGTAACTACTAAGACAGAACAATTCGCTGAAATATATCAATGGTCTTTTGATGTTACTGCTCCAGGAACTGGATTTTATTTCTTTGCTGATTCCTATGATAGATTAGGAACAGTACGTGATGCCACCTATACAACTATTACATGTAAGAGAGGTGATAGTTTGCAATTTACTATAAATGCTTCTGGTCATCCATTCTTTATTAGTAATAGGAAAGGTAATGGTATGCCATCTCCATCTGAAACTCCAAGTGGAATTACTAATAATGGTAGTGATTTTGGTGCTGTTGTTTGGGATACTACAAATGTTACTCCAGGAGTCTATTGGTATAACTGCCAATATCACTCAAATATGTATGGAATGATAGTAGTAACTGAATCTGCATTTATTCCTGCATAACATCCTTGATAAATAAATAAAAACTCGGTAAAAATGTCTGCAATTATAACCGATCAGATTAGAATATTAAACGCAAAGAATTTTGTTGCTGGTGTTGCTAACACTGACAATTCTTATTATTCTTTTATTGGTCTTCCTAACCCGTCTGATGTTCAGACTAATTGGGATACTGATCCACCTACTCCAAAAGATTCTTTTGATCAAGAGAATTCCTATTGGGATACTATGATTGCAATGAAGAAAATTAATAATGGGGATATTCGACAGGTTGTTACTAAGAGAATTTGGAAGTCTGGTACGAAATATGACATGTATCGTCATGACTATAGCAGATCAAATACATCATCAATATCTAAAGCGACTAATTTATATAATGCATCTTTTTATGTTATAAACGAAGATTATAGAGTTTATATTTGTCTGCAAAATGGTACAAGTCCAGATTATCCAAATGGACAAATCTCATTAGATCAACCAACATTTACTGATTTAGAACCAAGAGCAGCAGGAACTAGTAATGATGGTTATGTTTGGAAGTATCTTTATACTATTAAACCAAACGAAATTGTAAAATTTGAGACTTCTGATTTTATCCCAGTTCCTCAAGATTGGGATAATTCAACTGAGAATGCACCAGTAAGAGAGAATGCCATAGAAGGTTCTATTAAAATAGTTACTGTTACTAATGCAGGTGTTAATGTTGGTGCAATATCAACTGCATATACAAGAGTCCCTATTAATGGTGACGGATATGGTGGAGAAGCAACAGTAGTAGTTAACAATGATTTAAAAATAGATTCTGTAACTGTCTCTAGTCAAGGATCTGGTTATACTTACGGAACTTTAGATTTATCAGCAGGTGGCGTTCCTGTTGCAGGTACTGAACCTGAATTTAATGTTATTATACCACCTAGTGGTGGTCATGGTTTTGACATATACCGAGAACTTGGTGCTTATAATGTTTTACTATATTCTCGATTAGAGAATGATACTGAGAATCCAGATTTCATAACAGGTAATCAATTTTCTAGAATTGGGGTTGTAGAAAATCCACTTGCACCAAATAGTATAATTCCACTTACTTTAGATAAAGCAAGTGCGGTAAATGCTATCAGGTTAACTGGTATTGGATATAGTTCTGCTACCTTTGATCCAGATTCTCAATTTACCCAGACAATCGGTATTGCTCTTACTGCTGCTGGTAGAGTTATTAATTATGATCAAACAACAGGTGTTTTAAAGTATTGGCAAGATAGAGTTGGATTTAATACTGTAGGTGCTGCTTTAACAAATGCAACTTATGGATATGAGTTAATTGATTTTACCAGTTCTCCTTCTACTGGGGGTGATTTAGTTATTACACCAACAACAGGGTCTAATTTACAAATTTATAGTGGATTTAGCGGTTTTAGCACTACTATAAATAATAAGACATATAATCTTGGTCAAGATTTTACTGATGGTATCTCTTCACCCGAAGTTAAAAGATACTCAGGAAATATAATTTACGTTGATAATAGACCATCGGTTAACAGATCTGTAAACCAAAAAGAAGATATTAAAGTCATCTTGCAATTCTAAAGGATTATAAAGTATTATGCCACAGCAAACTAATCTAAATGTAGCACCATATTTTGATGACTTTGACGCATCTAGTGATTACCATAAGGTTTTATTTAAACCTGGTTATCCAGTACAGGCGAGAGAGTTAACAACGCTACAATCTATACTTCAGAATCAAATTGAGAAATTTGGTAACCATTTCTTTAAAGAGGGTCAAAGAGTAATACCTGGAAATGTTTCTTATAATCAATTTTATTATGCAGTAAAGTTAAATAATAATTTTCAAGGAATACCTGTTGCTGCATTTGCTGAACAGTTAGTTGGAAAAACTATATCGGGTGTTATATCTGGAGTTTCTGCTGTTGTAGATCGAGTATTGCTTCCTTCAGAATCTGAAGAAAATACACTTACTTTATATGTAAATTATGTTGGTAGTAATACAACCAATAATTCTACTCAACAATTTAATGATGGCGAGGAATTAACATGTGCTAGTACACTTGCGTCAGGATTACTTGGAAATACTACAATAACTCCAGGTACTTCATTTGGACTAACTCTTTCTAATAACAATGCAGCAACTGGATCTGCATTTATGATCAATAATGGAGTTTATTTTATTCGTGGTCAATTTGTTGGTGTAGATACAGAAACTTTAATTTTAGATCAATATAATAATACTCCTAATTATAGGGTTGGTTTAAATATTGTAGAAGAAATTATAAATTCAGATTTAGATGAAGATTTAAATGATAATTCACAAGGATTTAATAACTATGGTGCTCCTGGTGCGGATAGATTAAAAGTAACTGCTAGTTTATTTAAAAAATCATTAGATGATTTTGATGATAATAGTTTTATAGAATTGGGCACTGTAAAAAATGGAGTATTAAGATCTAATAAAAAAACTGGTAGTCTTGATGCTACTCCATTTGATGATGAAATAGCAACTAAACTATATGATACTGAAGGAGATTTTACAGTTACAGAATTTGATAGTGTTATTACTGAAGCTTTAGATGATGGATTAGGTAATAAGGGTTTATTTAAAGAGGGAGAATATACTTACGGTGGGCAAGTTGTCAGTAATGATAATATGGTTTATAAGATGTCTCCAGGTAAGGCATATGTTCGTGGTTATGATGTTGAGATTCCAGAAGCTGTATTCTTAGATGCTCCTAAATCACGCACAACAAAGCAAATAAAGGATGAAGCAATTAGTTATAATACAGGAACAACTCTTCGTTTGAATGGTACGATGGGTTCTCCTGTTATTGGTATAGGTGGAACTTATACAGTTAGTTTGAGAGACAAGAGGATGCATAACACATCTTCTGATACACAAGAAAATTATGGTAAAGAAATTGGTGTTGCTAGAGTTTATGATTATAAATTAGAAAGAGGAACTGCAGATTATGATTTTGCTGGAAAAAGTATTCCTACTAACCAATTTAATTTAAGTCTTTATGATGTACAAACAGTAACTGAACTTTTTCTAAACCAACCTATTACTTTAAATACTCCGACTTACGTTAAAGGAAAGCAGAGTGGTGCAACTGCATTTTTAAAAGAATCTACTACTGATAAAAATATAGTACTTTATGAACAAGAAGGGGAATTTATTCCAAGTGAATCTTTAATTTTTAATGGTGTTGATGATGGAAGAATTGCTGTAGCAATTACAGAGTATGGGATATCTGATGTAAGAGCTGTTTTTAGTCAGGGTTATACTGGATTTTCTACATTTAGTGGTGATGTAGTACAAAAAGATGTAAAAAATATCGGTATTGCTAGTATCACAGCTGCACATTATTGGGGTACTTATCCATCAGTAACAATAGGTAATGAAAAAGTTCATACTGGAATTTCTACAGTATCTCTTAGTTTCGACAATCCAGTTGATGAATTGTTTAAAAAAGGAGATTTAGTTAGATTTACTAATCCATTAGACACTAGAGAAAAAGTTATTGGTGTCGTTAGTACTACAAAGTATAGAGGTCCAAACAGACCTACAGTTCAATATAATGATATGGAAATCACTAACGTAGCTGTTAGTGTGGGTATTGCTCAATCATTACCATCAGAACATATAACTGCAACTGATTTTACCAAGATTAATACAGGATTACAGTCATCTGAAGATAATACTCTTTATACTCCTCTTCCAAAATCAAATGTATCAGAAGTTGATCTTTCAGAGGCTTTTATTACTGTACGCAGAAAGTTTTCTGTAAATATCGATAATGGTGAATTTAATTCATCTACAATACCTACTGCTGGTGAAGATGAATTCTTCTTACCATTTGATGAGGAAAGATATAGTTTATTTACTACTACTGGAAATCCAATGATATTGGATTCCAATAAAGTTACAGTTTTTACAGATGCGAACGGTAGAAGTGCATTAAAAATGCAAGGTTTTGATTCAACTGTTATTTCTGGAGATTGTGATGTTATTACTACTATACAGAAGAAGAAACCAAAAGCAAAACTAAAAATTAGAAATGCTGTAAAAAGTATTATAATCGATAAATCAAACAATCCTCAATCTGGTATAGGTGCTACTACAGCAAATGATGGATTAGTTTATGGTGCTTATCCTTACGGTACTAGGGTTCAGGATGATATAATATCCCTTAATCATCCAGATATTATTGAGTTATATGGAATATATGAGTCACAAGACACTGAAGATCCAACTGCTCCTAGACTAGTATTAACTAATATAGCAAGTCCTTCGACTACAACATCGGATTTCTTAGTTGGTGATATTATAAAGGGTGAATCAAGTGAAGCAATTGCTATAATTGCTGAAATAATTGATGCAGAAACAATCACATTCCTTTATAAGAATGATGAATTATTTAAAGAAGGTGAGAGAATAAAAACAACCGAAACAAATTTATATTCTACTATTCAGACAGTATCAAATCCTAGTTATAATATTTCAGAAAACTTTACTTATGATGATGGACAGCAATCTAGTTTTTACGATTATGGATACATAACACGTAATAAGGGTGATGAAGCACCTTCTAAAAAAATTAAAGCATATTTCTGTACAGCATCATATAATCCAACAGATACTGGTGATATTACAACAGTTGAGTCTTATAAGAATTTTGATTTCTCAAATGAAATTAGAGAAGTTGATGGATATAGAAATACAGATATTATCGATATCAGACCAAGAGTTGATGATTATACAGTAAATGATGGTGCTACTAGATCTCCACTTGAGTTTTATGGTAGAACATTCGATCAAGCAGGAAATTCTGCTACAAATATACTTGCATCTGATGAAAGTATAGTAGCAACTTTTTCTTACTATCTTGGAAGAATTGATAGAATTTTCTTAAACAAAGATGGAACATTCCAAATAAATTATGGACAACCTTCCGATAATCCAGAATTTCCTAATCCAGTTGATGATGCATTGGAGGTATGTCAAGCAACTCTTCCACCATATGTTTATGATGTATCCGAAGTTTCTATTAATTTCTTAAGTCATAAAGGATATAAGAATATTGATATTAAGAAATTAGAAGATAGGATTCAGAATTTAGAATACTATACAGCACTTTCATTATTGGAAACTAATACCAATAATATGTTTGTTGCTGATAGAGATGGGTCTAATAGGTTTAAGGCAGGTTTCTTTGTTGACAATTTTGCAACATTTAGTACTCAAGAAGAACAAGTTCCTATTAAGAATAGTATTGACCAACAAACAAAACAATTAAGACCAAAACATTATACCACTTCAGTTGATCTTATATTTGGTCCAGTTGTTGATAGTGATCCTACAGAAGATCTTGATTTTGCTGATATTGAGGGAGTAAATGTTAAGAAGTTAGGGGATGCGATTACTTTAGATTATTCTGAAGTAGAATGGCTTAAGCAATCATTTGGAACAAGAACAGAAAGTGTTACTCCTTTCATGATTCCTTTCTGGCAAGGTAGTATTGAGTTAACTCCTGCAGGTGATACTTGGGTTGATACTGTAAGAATTGGTGCAAAGATTATTAATCAAGAAGGTAATTTTGCCCAAACTATGGCAACTGCATCTAGGTTGTTTAATGTAAATCCACAATCTGGATTTGCACCTACTGTTTGGAATTCATGGGCAACTACATGGACTGGTATGGATGCCAATACATGGAGTAGGCAGAGTAGCACAGTAATTTCTAATCAACGTGGATTACGACAAGGAAGAAGAGAATTTGAGAGAACAAGAACAAGAGTTACAAGACAAACTTTAAGACAAGATATTCAGGTAAGAAGACAGTCTAGAACTGGAACTAGAACGCTTGTTGTTGAAGACATTCAGAATACTTCACAGGGTACTAGAATTGTAAGTAGAGATCTTTCACCTTCTATAAGGTCTAGGAATATTACTTTCGATGGTCAAAGATTTAAGCCAAATAAGAGATTATATGCCTTCTTTGATGGTAAGGATGTTACCAAATACTGTGTACCTAAACTATTAGAAATTAGTATGACAACTGGTGTATTCCAGGTTGGAGAAACAGTTATTGGAGAATCATCTAGATCTGGGCAACAAGGTAGTTGGCCTAATCAAAATATACCATCAATTGCCTTTAGGGTTGCTACAGCAAATCATAAGAAGGGTATATATTCCAGTCCTACAAGTACATACCAAGAGAATCCTTATACTACTACAGTTTTATCTTCAGCATATTCTGGATCATCAACTGTTCTGAATATTGATCTATATTCTTTATCTAATCATCCACAAGGTCAGTTTTCTGGATGGGTTGAGGAGGATATGATTCTCCGTGGACAGAGTAGTGGAGCACAAGCTAGGGTTACTAATGTAAGATTGATTCCTGGTCTTATGGGAATAATGCAAGGATCATTGTTTATTCCTAATCCAAATAACACAAATCATCCAAGATTTGAGACAGGAACTAAAGTGTTCACTTTAATTGATAATAAAAATAATATAGTTAAAGGTGCAGATACAAGGGGAGAAGAAGAATATGTTGCTAGAGGATTTGTAAATACTATACAAGAAACTATTCTTTCTGTTAGAAATGCAAGGATAGAACATAGAGCTACCAATGACAATAGAACAACACGTACTATGGTTGGGTCTGCTCAAGTAGTTAATACAACATCTAATATTAGAACAACTGAGCGTACAATTAGATGGCATGATCCTCTTGCTCAATCTATTTTAGTTGATGATGAAAGTGGAATTTATTTAACTAGATGTGATGTCTTCTTTAAATCAAAGGATGATATGCATATTCCTGTTACTATGCAAATTAGATCAACTGAAAAAGGATATCCATTACAAAAAATTGTTCCTTTCTCAGAGATATCTTTACAACCTGAAGAAGTTGTTTTATCTAGTGATGGATCTGTTGCAACTTCATTCCAGTTTAAAGCACCAGTTTATCTTGAGGGTGGAAAAGAATATGCATTAGCTCTATTATCTAATTCTACAAAATATAGTGTATTTATTTCTAGGGTTGGTGAAGAAGATCTTCTTACAAGATCATATGTTTCACAACAACCATATCTAGGATCTTTATTTAAGTCACAGAATGCTTCTACATGGGAACCAAGTCAGTGGGAAGATCTTAAATTTACTCTTTATAGAGCAGATTTTGTAAATTCTGGTACTGTAGAACTTTACAATCCAGAACTTACTAAAGGAAATGGACAGGAAGCAAGACTTATTCCTGATTCTTTAAGTCTAGTATCTAATCAAGTAAAAGTTGGTCTTGGAACAACAGTTGCAGATGATACTATTGAGTTTGGAAATACCATAACTCAAGTAGGAACACAAGCATCAGGTGATTATGTTGGTACTGCAGGTTCTATTACTGGTTTATTCTCAACTCGTATAGGTGTTGGTTATACTCCTCAAAGTGGAGGAAGTCAGAATTATACTAATGTATCATTAGTTACTCTTAGTGGTGAAGGTAAAGGTGCTGTTATTAATCTTACAGTTCTTTCAGGTTCTCCAACTAACCCAGTCGTTGTTGATGGTGGTAAAGGATATAAGATAGGTGATGTTGTTACTCTTGCCCCATTTGGTAATGAAAAGGCTGGTGAAGGTAATCAAATGACAATTACTACAGTTGGTGCTTCTAATCAAATAGTACTTGATAATGTACAAGGTACATTTGAGACTGCTGGAGTTGGTAAGACTGTTATGGTGACACGTAGTAATGGTATTACTACTGGATTTAACGACTTTAATGGTGGAGATGTTCAGATATCAAGTATTGATACTGTTACTGATGGATTGCATATTAAAGTTAACCATGAAAATCATGGAATGAATTTCCAAAATAATATTGTTAGCATATCTGGTGCTCAATCAGATCTTAAACCAACTAGATTATCTGCACCTTATTCTGTTGATTCTACTGAGGGTATCTCTGTTAATGACTCAACAATCTTTAAGACTTTCGAAGGAGTTGGTGTTGGAACTACTAATAGGGGATATCTATCTATAGGTGATGAAGTTATTGAGTACAGTAATGTTACTGGTAATGTGATAGGTGGATTTATTGCTAGAGGAACTAATGCAGTTAAGCAAGATTATCCTGTAGGAACTGAAGTATTTAAATATGAACTTGGAGGAGTTAACTTAAAGAGAGTTAATAAGTCACATAGTCTTCAAGATTCAGATGCTGGTTCGGATGGTATTACTTTTGATTCTTATAAATTAAAAATTGATATGTCTGAGAAGTTTAATGTTGAGAATGCTAATCGTAGTAATGATGATGCATATCCTGCTCTTCACTTCAATAGAACGCAATCTGCTGGTGGTGATTTTACTTATGCAACTCAGAACATACCATTTGAGATTATTACTCCAATGATCCAGAACTTTACTCCAAAAGGAACTACATTGTCTGCAACAATGAAGACAGTTACTGGACAAAGTATGAGTGGTGTTGAGACACCTTGGGTAAATTATGGTACTGAGATTTTATCATTAAATACATCAAATTATGTAGATACTCCAAGATTAATAGCATCTAAAGAAAATGAACAGGTTAAATTGGAGAATGTTACTGAAGGTAATAAATCACTTAATATGAGATTAAGTCTTAATACTACCGATAGTAGAGTTAGTCCAATTATTGATACTCAAAGAGTAAGTGCTGTATTGACTTCTAATAGAATTAATAATGTTATTGCTGATTTTGCATCTGATTCTAGAGTTAATAGTATAGATAATGATCCATCTGCATGTCAGTATATTTCTAAAGAAATAGGTTTAACTAATGCTGCCACATCCATCAAAGTTATCGTTGATGGATATTTAACAACGTTTAGTGATATTAGAGCATTCTATGCAACAAGTGATAAGGATGGGTTTAAACCAGTCTTTACACCTTTCCCAGGATATAAAAACCTTGATTCAGCAGGAAGGATAAAGAGAAGTGCATATTATGATAATAGTACAGGTCTTGCTGCACCTGATATTGGATCAAATGATGGTAGGTCTGATAGTTTAATCACTCCTAATAATGAATTTACTCAGAACCCTGACCAAAGTGAATTTAGCTCTTATACATTTAGTATTGACAATCTATCATCATTTAGAGCATATAGAATTAAATTTGTATTAACATCAACAAGTCAGGTACATGTACCAAGATTACGTAATCTAAGGGTACTTGCATTAGCATAATGTTAAAAGTAGAAGGTCATTCTGATCTTATTAGAGATCCTAAAACCAATTCTATAGTGAATACAAATTCATTAGAATATGAAAAGTATGTTGCTAGACGCAAAGCTTCCACTCAAAATTCTGATAGAGTGGAATCTATTGAGCAGGATTTATCTAATCTAAAAAATGAAATTAATGAAATCAAATCACTATTAAAGGAGATAGTTATCAATGTCAAATAAAAATATAACCTTTAATACTGATGCTGGTGTTCCTGCAGCTGCAAATCTAGTTATTACTACTGGATCAGATTTTTCTACAACATTTACTGTTGTAGATACTAGTAATGCTGCTTTTGATTTTACTGGATATACTGCAGCATCTCAAATGTCAAAAAGTGTTGCTGTTGGGGCAACATTAGGTGCTGTTGGAACGTTCACTGTTGGTATTACTAGTGCATTGGGTGGCAAAATAAATATCTCAATGACTGAACAGAGTACACGTAATCTTTCAGAAGGTCGATATGTATATGATGTAAATGTAAAAACTGGGACTACTGTTAGTAAATTGGTTAATGGAAATATTCTAGTTTATGCTGGAATTTCTACTACACCCTAAATATTATATAAGGAGCATCTGTGTAAATGGCACAACCAGCAAGTAGACAACAACTAATAGATTATTGCAAGAGGCAACTTGGTGCTCCTGTATTGGAGATTAACGTTGCTGATGAACAAGTCAATGACTTGGTTGATGATGCTGTTCAGTATTTTCAGGAAAGGCATTTTGATGGTGTATCGCAAGCATTCTTAAAGTATAAGATAACCCAGAATGATATTGATAGGGGAAGAGCGAGGGGAGGAAATAATGATCCAACAGCAGGTATAGAAACCACTACAGCAACAGCAATTATTGACGGTGGCACTAAAAGTTTTAGTTGGGAAGAGAATAGTAATTACTTACAAGTTCCACCAGAAGTTATTGGTGTTACTAAGATATTCCATTATGATGGTACAAATGCCATGTCAAGTGGTATGTTTAGTATTAAGTATCAGATGTTTTTAAATGATATTTACTATTGGGGTGCTACAGAATTATTAACTTATGCAATGACAAAGACCTATTTGTCAGACATTGATTTCTTATTAACAACACAGAAACAGATAAGATTCAATCAAAGAATGGATAGATTGTATATGGATGTTGATTGGAGTAATGTTAATGTGGGTGATTATATTGTTATGGATTGTTATAGGGCAGCAAATCCAAATGATTATGTAAGAGTCTGGAATGATTCATTCCTAAAAAGATACTTGACTCAATTAGTGAAACGTCAATGGGGTCAAAATTTACTTAAGTTCCAAGGAGTTAAATTACCTGGTGGGGTAGAGTTGAATGGACGGCAAATCTACGATGATGCTCAGAAAGAGCTTGATAACATCAAAGAGGTTATGTCCAATACTTATGAATTGCCACCACTAGACATGGTAGGTTAGTATAGTGCTTAATCCATACTTCCAACAAGGTGCTAGATCAGAACAAAATCTGATACAGGATATAATCAACGAACAGTTGAGGATGTATGGTGTTGAGATACATTATTTACCAAGAAAATACGTAAGTGAAAAAAGTGTTATTAAAGAAGTAGTAGCTTCCAAGTTTGATGATGCATATCCAATAGAAGCATATATTGATAACTTTGATGGATATGGGGATAATCCAATTTTATTATCTAAGTTTGGTATCCAACAGACTAATGAAGTAACTCTTATAATATCAAAGGAAAGATTTGAGACATATATTTCTCCATTGATGAAAGGGGAGGAGAATGTAAAACTTACAACTAGACCCAAGGAAGGAGATTTAGTTTACTTTCCATTAGGAGATAGATTGTTTGAGATTAAGTTTGTAGAGCATGAGAAACCATTCTATCAGTTACAGAATACTTATGTTTATGAATTACGTTGCGAACTCTTCCGTTACGAGGATGAGGTTATTGCTACTGGAGTTGAAGAGATTGATGACGAATTAGTTGGAGATGATTTATCTGATGCTCAGACAGAAGATGGTATTTCTACAATACTTGGCGTAACACAAACATTAAAGTTAGTTGGTAGTGGAATTAATGCATCTGCAGAAACTAATTTAGTTCTTAATGGTGGAATAAGATATATTAACGTATTTAATAGGGGTGGTGGTTATATAACAACACCACATATTGGATTATCGTCTTCTCCATCAGGTGGAATTACTGGTATAGCCACGGCATTAATGATTGGTGGAATAGATGTATGTAATCTAAATGTTAATGCAGCTGCAAGATCTGTACAAGAAATACAATTAGTAAATCCAGGTTCTGGTTATACTGTTACTCCTGGAGTAGCAATTACCAATACTACAGGAACTGGTGCTGGAGCAACTGCTCATCTTACCAATCGTGGTGTTGGTATAGTTACTATTACTGGTGGTGGTAGTGGATTTACTACTGATCCTACAGTTACATTCTCTACACCGATTCATGTTGGTGCTGCTGCAACAGCAGTTATAGATACCCCAATGGTAGGTGGTGGTGTTAGTGTAACTCGTGCTGTTATTAGTGATGGACCTGCTGCCTTTATGTTCCCAGGAGGAACTACAGGTGGTAGATTCTATAAGCCAGGTACAATTCCAACTGTAACATTTGATCTACCTGGAGGTAGTAGTCATGCTGCAACAGCAGATGCAACATTAGATGACATTGCTCTTACTGGTGGTACAGTTTTATCAACAAACATTACATTTGGTGGTAGATTCTATAAAACTGCTCCTATTTTAACATTCTCTGCTCCAGTTAATTCTGGTGCGTCTGGATCTATTGGTATTGCAGTATCATCAATCAATCCATCAACTTTAGGGTTTACAACCACTGGTAGGGCATATAAGGTTGCTCCAGCAGTGATAATTGGCACTGGTAGTGGTACAGATACACTAATAGAATCTGCAGTTGGTATTGCAACTATTCATCCAATTACTGGTATAGTTACTGCTGTTTCATTTGATGTTGCTGATCCTTGGGCAGTTGGAACTGGAGCAACAGTTGGTTATGGTTATACTGTTACTCCAACGATTTCATTCTCTGGAGCAACGGCACAAGAAAGAGCAACAGCAACAACAACAATTGATGCGGATGGACAGGTAGATAGTATTTCTATTGGAAATAGTGGATATGGATACTATAGTACTCCATCTATTACAATCAATCCACCAACTTCTGCAATGGAGGAATTCAGAGCATTAGGTGTTGCAACTATGAGATTTGATTCTGTTATAGCAAATGGTACGATTGGTATAGGAACAACCAATGCTATTACAGGAATCGATACAACAGGTATTCTGATGGGAGATAGAGTAAGATTAGAGAATGGTTATGATGATATCTATTCTAACTTTATTGCAACTGATACCTATGTAACAAGTATTGGTATAGGAACGATTTATATACAAGATGAGACATTCAATGCAGGTGCTGCAACTTCATCCTTTGAGTTTGGTATTGATAAGTGTGGTATTATTACAGGAATTGCTGTTACCTACGGTGGTGGTGGATATTTAGAACCACCAGGTGTTACTATACAAAATGATGTAAGTGTTAAGAATTATCATGAAATTGTAGCAGGTGTTATTACCGCAACTGGTGCTGCACATATTAATGATGCAGGAAATGTTACTGATATATGGATAACTGATTCTGGTGCTAAGTATGTTGAAGGGGAAGGTAGTCCAACTCCTTGGGTAACTATTTCTGCTCCATCTATGGATTCTACAGGAGATTATAGATTTAATGAGATAGTTACAGGAGCAACTAGTGGAGCCAGTGGAAGAGTAAGATCTTGGAGTTCTGTATCCAATGAATTAGAAATTGCATCAGTTAGTGGAACATTCCTTAATGGAGAGAAAGTTGTAGGATCAAGTTCAGGTGCTTCACATGCATTGAGAAAGACTGATACTATGCCAGATAGTGATGAATTTGCGGATAATTTTGATATAGAAACGGAAGCAGATAAGATTTTAGACTTCTCAGAAACCAATCCATTCGGTATTCCCTAAATAATATACCAGGACTATAACAATGTTTGAGTATTTTTATAACGAAATTCTGAGGAGGACAATCATTTCCTTTGGTACTCTGTTTAATGGGATAACCGTTAAGCAGGAAAATTCTACTATCAAAGTACCATTGGCATATGGTCCTACCCAAAAGTTCTTGGCAAGATTAGAACAATCACCTGATCTTAATAAGTCAACTGCGATGACATTACCTAGAATGTCATTTGAGTTTACTGGTCTTACATACGATCCATCAAGAAAGGTTACAACAACACAAAGATATACAGTAACAGATCCAGTTGATGGTAAAGAAACTAATAAAGTTTTCATGCCTGTGCCATATAATATGCAATTTGAGCTTGCTATTATGTGTAAGTTAAATGATGATGCATTACAGATTACAGAACAAATATTACCTTATTTCCAACCAGCATATAATGTATCAGTAAATTTGGTTGGTGCTATTAACGAAAAAAGAGATGTTCCGATAATATTAGAAAATATTACAATGCAGGATGATTATGAAGGAGACTTTACTGCAAGAAGAGTACTTCTTTATACTTTAAGATTTACTGCTAAGACTTACATGTTTGGTCCTGTTACATCTGCTACCAAGGATATCATCAAGAAGTCTACTGTTACATATCTATCTGGATCAGACAGATCTACTGCACATAGAGATGTTACTTACTCTGTTAAACCAAGAGCAGTTAAGAACTACACTGGTAATGTTGCTATCATAGCAAATCTTGCTAATGATATTTCATTAACGGATACGAAGATTGCTGTCGAGGATTCATCTCAAATTACTATTCCATCAAGTGGTAAGTTATTTGTAGATCTTGGTGGAGAAGAGTTGTGGGTTAAGTCTAAGGATGGAAATGAATTAGTGGTAGAAAGAGGACAAGATAATACAACTGCAGTTGGTCACTTGAGAGGGGATGCTATTAAGTCTATTACTGAGGCAGATGCAGTTCTTATCGAAGAAGGTGACGACTTCGGATTTGATGGGACTACATTCTAATGAAACAACTAGATAAAGCATTTAACATCACTCCTGAAGTGGTTCCTGAAGAACCCAAACCTGTGGTTAAAGAAAAACCAGATAGGTTAACTAAGAATGATGTTGAAAAAGATTATGACTATACAAGAGGTAATCTTTATAGTATTATCGAAAAAGGTCAAGAAGCAATTGATGGTATACTCGAACTTGCTCAAGAAACTGAGCAACCAAGAGCATATGAAGTTGCTGGTCAGTTGATTAAGAGTGTATCTGATGCAACTGATAAATTGATGGATCTTCAGAAAAAACTGAAAGATGTTGAGGAAGAAAAAACCAAAACAACCAATGTAACTAATAATGCATTGTTTGTTGGTTCTACTTCCGATTTGGCTAAGTTGATTAAACAACAGAATCAATGAAGAATTTTAAGAAATTTATTAAAGAACAACCCACTAATGTTACTGGTGGTGTTGCTAAATTTGATAAGTATCTTTTTCCCATTGATGACGATACATTAACTCAGGATTATCAAACACCTTATGGATTAAATTATAGATTGTCTAATATTTTTCCAGTAGAGAAACTAACTCTTCAGGATATAGATACTATGACAAGTGCTTCTAAAAAGTATGTCAACATGCAGGATGACAATGCAAGACAAAGAACTATGAAGAATTATTCCCAATTTATGGAGGAAACTAAATCTAAAGATTGTCCTCCTGGTAAATATTATTGTTTCACAGATAAAAAATGCAAATCTATTCCTAAAGGATATTATGTTGGTGCGAGAGGAAGGTTAGCACAAGAACCAGAGGACGGAGACAATGACAACGGAAATGGGAGTAATAATGGTGTGGACAGTGGTAATGGCAATGGCCATAGTAATGGTGGTGGGAACGGTCATGGGTCTAATGGAGGAGGATCATGAAGATTAACTTACCACTTAAAATAGAAATTCCAAATACACAGGCAGAATTTGAGTTAGGTCTGATGTTTAGAGAAAGTCTAGAAGAAGATACTGGAATGCTTTTTGCATTTGCAGAAAATGGTGAACACTCTTTTCATATGAGACATACTACTATTCCTCTTGATATTGCATTTATTACTGAAGAAGGAGTTATAGAAAGTATTAAAGAATTAGAACCCTTAAGATCTTCTCCTGTTTATCCTGACAGTAACATTCGTTATGCGTTGGAAGTGAATCGGGGATGGTTTGCTGAGAATAATGTTAATGTAGGAGATAATGTTTTTGTAGATGATTGGAGAACTGATTATAGACCAACTGAAATAGAATCAATTGATATAATTAAACCAGAACCATTAAAACCCTCACCAAGTATTCTTGATGAATCAACAAGAATACCAACTGAAATAGGTAATCTTATAGATGTTTATTTGGCATGGAGAGGAAGAAACTACATGATTAAGATGTTCTTCCCTCAAGTATCAAAACCATCTAAAAAAGAAGTAATAACACAAGTAAGTAAGGTTTATCCTGGTTGTAAGGTTTGGAACTATGAACGTACAGATTACGTTCCTGGTCAACCATTCTTGCGAATAGGATCTTAATTATTATTTTTTATTATGAAAAGAGACGAAATATACTTAGGTAATCCCAATCTAAAACGGGCAAATACTACCATAGAGTTTACTCAAGAACAGATTCTTGAGTTTATGGCATGTAGGGAAGATCCTGTTTACTTTGCACAGAAGCACGTTAAGATTGTTACTCTTGATAAAGGTTTGATGCCATTCGAACCTTATGATTTCCAGCAAAAGTTAATTGAGAACTTTCATGATAATAGATTCAATATCTGTAAGATGCCTCGGCAGACAGGTAAATCTACAACTGTTATATCATATTTGTTGCATTATCTGCTATTTAATGATAGTGTAAATATTGGTATTCTTGCTAATAAGGCAGCAACCGCAAGGGAACTTCTTGGTAGACTACAAACTGCATATGAGAATGTTCCCAAGTGGATGCAACAAGGTGTATTAGCATGGAATAGAGGTTCATTAGAGTTAGAAAATGGTTCCAAAATCTTGGCTGCTTCGACATCTGCCAGTGCTGTTCG